CATGACATAGTTTTTGCTATCCCTCTCCGCAAGTGGTACTTTCCATTTGCATGGCTAGCTAAAATGTTGTCAGGAGATACGTTAAAACGACTGGAATTGGTTAAGGATGGCTTCGTTAGGTTAACAGTTTTTGAAAATCAACAAACGGTTGTTTCCACTGCCCATGAAGGTACGGCTAACTCAATTACGATACCTTTAGCTCTTGATGAAGAAGTACTCAGCGCAGCAAAATTAACGAAGGCTGAACTGTCTTATCCCACTGTTGATACGATGTGTAGAAAAGCAGGAGTTGAGAATACTGGTGGAACGAAAATTTTGACGGCTTTTGCAAGGCTCAAAGTGAATTTTTCCACTACAGTGTCTCCTCCGAAGATACTCCATTATGACTTCCTCTATAGGAATTTTGACCCTGATGCTAAATACAATGGTTGCTTACATGAATCCATTGATGTTGCCAGCGTGTGTACCTAAAAATTCATACACTGGTGATGTGGCTATGATCCATGATCGAGTGACAAATGTTTTGTCCAATGCCCAACCTACTACTTTCATTTCTCAGTGCATGGTTGAATTTTCACAGTTCTTCATCCCCAATCATTTGGTTGGTACTTTTGTGCCTTGTGATGATGATGAATTATATTCTCATCTTAAGAGAGCAACACAAAAATTAGATTTTGAACGTGCTGAAATGGATGAGCCGAAAGGTGGTGTGGAATCTTTTCAAAAGAAAGAGCCATATTGCAAGTTAGCTCCTCCACGAAATATTTCAACCTTTAAGAAAGGTTTGAAGAGGCGTTATGCTTCTTTTATTTATCCTTTGTCTGAGTATATGAAACAGTTTGATTGGTATGCCTTTGGAAAAACCCCTAAAATGATTGCTGAAACCGTGGTCCGTATTTTGGCCATGGCAAAACATGCAACTTCTACAGATGGCTCAAAGTGGGATGGCCACTTGAGCATTATTGCTTATTTGCTCCTCAAAATGATTATGGGTCGAGCTTTTGCGATAAAATATCTGAAAGAAGCTTTGGATTTATTAAGTAAGCAATTTAAAAACAAGGGTGTAACTATGCACGGAGTCGAGTATGACCAAGAAGATAGTCAAGGTTCTGGGAGTATGCACACCGCTTTACTCAATTCCACGTTCAACAAGTTTATAGCTTATTGCACTTTTAAATCTGAGGGATTAAGTCCAATAGAAGCTTGGGAGAAAGCAGGAATCTATGGCGGGGATGATGGAATAACTACAGATGTGGATCCAAAGAAATTGATATCTGTAGCTAAGACCCTCGGCCAGGAATTTAAGTCTGAAATGTCAAAACGGGGTGAGCCCATTCATTTCCTTTCGAGAGTTTATTTTCCAGAGGTGTGGGCCGGAAGATTAGACTCTGCATGTGATGTTGAGAGGTCCATGAGAAATTTCAATTGCACTGTATCTTTGGCCGTTACAGTAACGGCAAAGATGAAACTCCTTGAAAAATCACGAGCGTATTGGTTGACGGACCAGAATACACCTGGAATAGGTGACTTGGTTTGTGCTGTGGAAAGAATTGTCGGCACAGAGAAGTTACTAACACTGCCTGATGAAAAACTTTTTCCAATGGTCTCATTTTGGGCTGGATTTGATCAAGAAGTCCAGTATCCCAATGAGGTTGAAGAAGAGGATCACCAGTGGTGTAATATTCCACATACCTTTGATTTGGTAAAATTTAAGAAGTTTTGCTTGGGAGCCACCACCTTGGAAGAGCTTTTGACGATAGAGAATTTTGATTCTAGAACTGAACCTGACCATGTTGATAATGTTGTTGTTAACAATGAACATGGTATTGTGGAGCCAG